CAGCTAAAGCATCAGGACGTAAAGGACAATTAGCCCGTTGGCAGATAAATATGCGTAGAGGTCGGAAAAAATGAAAATTAATGAAATCATCGTAGAAGCTCGAGCAGTTAAACAACGCCTAGATGCTAAATGCTGGAAAGGCAAACACAAAGAAGGCACCAAGATCAAAGGTGGTGTGCGTGTCAATAACTGTGTACCTAATAATAAAAGCGTAGCTGAAGATTGGCAAAAAACCAACAAAAAAGACCGCACAGATGGCATGAGCCGTAAAGCTGTCAAAGCATACCGCCGTGAACATCCTGGCAGCAAGCTACAGACAGCAGTGACTACTAAGCCCAGCAAACTTAAGAAAGGTAGCAAAGCCAGCAAACGCCGCAAGAGCTATTGCAGTCGCTCAAAAGGTCAGATGAAGATGCACAACATCAGCTGCAAAAAGACTCCTGATAAAGCTATCTGTAAAGCACGCCGTCGCTGGAACTGCGAAAGCGTAGAACATGGGAATGGTATGACAAGTTATGAACACTTAATCAGCAAACGTCTAAAACGAATACTAATGTCTCCACAGGTTGATGAACGAGATTTAACCTGGGCCATGGAATATACACATGATGCACTAGCAGATGACTATGATGATGAACAGATCCCTAGCAGCGTTTATGATGCTAGAGCAAAGGCATTTGATAGTGCAGAAGCCAGTTTTGAAGAAGACGATTTCGATCAAACCTTAGAACATCTCAGACAATTCTGGAGAGTTTAATAGTTCGGTAATAAAAAACTATTGCTCTTTAGTTCAATTAACTGTATAATATAATTTTCAATCAAGGAGAGCCACATCATGGCATCAAAAATGTTTTCAAGCGAACAAAAAGCTAAATTAACTCAATTGGTTAACGAAGGTATTGCTGTATTAACCGAAATCGAAGATTTAAGTGCAGGTCTTAATGATACTGTCAAAGCAGTAGCAGAAGAGCTACAAGTTAAACCAGCGATCCTAAAAAAAGCGATTAAAATTGCTCAAAAATCAAAATTTGGTGAAACTAACCAAGATCACGAAACACTAGCAGACATCTTAGAAACTGTTGGTCGTACGATTTGATTGACTGGCACAAGACAGTCAAATTTATCTGTGATGATTGGCACAGTCACCCAGTCAGGTTAGTTTTTGAAACCATCAATTGGTTTTTAAACATAGTAGTATGTTTAACGTTTACCTTGACTGTACCTAACGTACCTTTCTTGTTAGTCTACCCGTTGTTCTTTTGTTGTTTGACAATCAGCATGTGGTCGGCTGTCAGTCGTGGCAGTTTTGGCCTGTTTATGACCAGTTTGACCATTTTCTTAGTTGATCTTGCTGGATATATCAGACTGTTACTGCAATGAGCACTGCCTTTGATGAATTACAAACAGTTGTTGATCGTTACAGTTCAAAGATAATTTTTGTAAATAACGATCCAATAGCACCTTATGATTTAACTCCTGGAAAAATCGTAATCTTTACCTGTGTAGGTGATTACTATCCATATCAGAGTTTTTCTAGTGAGTTTGATCAACTGTTGACACACTATCAATCAACAGGACGATTACGTAATTACTACATCATATTAACTAATCAAAACATACCTTCTGACGTTTCCGTCAAGTATCGAGATATAGTGACATTCATACGCATACCTACCAGTTACAGTTGGTATCGAGATAAAATCGCCGCAGAAGGATTCACACGAACAAGAAATTTAAAACGTCATTTCTTGAGCTTGAATAATCGGGCGATTTGGTATAGACACGCACTGTTTTATTTCTTTGTGAAACACAATCTATTAGATCAAGCATACTTTAGTTATAATATGGATGATCGTTTTGGTGTTGGCCAAGATCAACTGTTTGATGAGCTCGATGCCACTATTGGTACAACTTGGTACAATCAAGGTCTTGACTCAGCACTGCTTAAATCGATGATTCCATACAAAATCGATGACTTTGTTCCAAGTACACATCTTTGGGTATTTGGTGATAAGAATCTTTATAATGAATCATTTTGTAATATCACTACAGAAACATACAATCAAGACCGTGATCCTTTCTTCACTGAAAAAACATTCAAACCCATCGCCTTTGAACAACCTTTCTTTTTATATGGCAGCCAAGGTAGTTTAGAATACTTGAAAAGTTTGGGATTTAAGACTTTTGATGACGTATGGGATGAAAGCTACGATCAAGAACCATTGAATCATCTGCGTTTTGAAAAGATGTTAAAGCAGATATTAGAAGTGTCAACTTGGAGCCTAGACAAGTGTGAGTCGATTTCTAAGGAACTTGAACCAAGGCTAACATACAACAAACAGGTATTGATGGATGTTTTGCCAAAGCAATATGATCATGATATCGAACTGGTTAAAGAATATATTGAAAAATTGATAAATGATAAACAAAATTTATTAGGATGATTGCATTTGTAATAAGTATTGTGTATAATGTAGTTATAGTTAACGCCTATATTGGGCATGTAGAGTGTGTGTGAGCTAGAAGTCGCACAAAAAGGAAAATATGAGTTACGTAGACGCATTGTTCGATCGGACAAAAGATCGTATTTATATTGTTGAACGTGTAAACGGTCAAAGACAATATCAAGAATTTCCAGCCAATTATACTTTTTACTATGATGATCCTCGTGGTAAGTTCCGTACTATCTATGACACTCCTGTCAGCAGGTTCAGCACAAGAATAGGTAAAGAGTTCCATAAAGAACTTAAAATCAATTCAGGAAAACGCATCTGGGAAAGTGATATAAACCCCGTGTTCCGTTGCCTAGAAGAAAACTATCTAGGACAGAAGTCCCCCAAATTACAAACAGCATTCTTCGACATTGAGGTAGACTTTGATCCTGTCAGAGGTTTCAGTAAACCAGAAGATCCGTTCAATCCAATCACCGCGGTGTCAGTATATCTAGATTGGCTAGATAAATTAGTTACCATGGTGATTCCCCCTAAGAGCATGAGCTGGGAAACAGCAGAAGAGATAGCCAGCAAGTACGACAACTGTTTCCTTATGGAACGTGAAGAAGATTTACTTAAAACGTTCTTGGATTTGATCGATGATGCCGACATACTGTCAGGTTGGAACTCAGAAGGTTTCGACATTCCATATATGGTACAGCGTACTAATCGTGTGCTGAGCAAAGACGACACACGCAGATTCTGCTTATGGGGTCAATTCCCTAAACAGCGTGAGTTTGAACGCTTTGGTGCGGCTAATATGACATTTGACTTGATTGGTCGTGTACACATGGACTATATGCAACTGTATCGCAAATATACCTATGAAGAACGCCATTCATATTCATTAGATGCTATCGCTGAATATGAATTAGATGAACGTAAAACACAATATGAAGGTACGCTGGATCAATTATACAATCAAGACTTTCCCAAGTTCATTGAGTATAACAGACAAGATACTGCCTTGTTAGCAAAACTAGATAAGAAACTACGCTTCTTGGATCTAGCCAATGAATTGGCACATGATAATACTGTATTGTTACAGACAACAATGGGTGCTGTGGCAGTTACAGAACAGGCCATCATCAACGAAGCACATCAACTGGGTATGGTAGTACCAAATCGTAACAGAGATGAACAGTTTGACACACAGGCCGCAGGTGCGTATGTAGCGACGCCTAAAGCAGGCATGCACGATTACATTGGTGCTATCGACATTAACTCACTGTATCCCTCAGCTATTCGCGCACTGAACATGGGTCCAGAAACTATCATAGGACAGCTACGTCCTGTGATGACAGAATATTATATCAAAGAAAAGATGACAGCAGGCAGTAGTTTTGCTGACGCATGGGAAAACATGTTTGGTAGTTTAGAATATACCAGTGTGATGAACATGGAACCAGGTACTGAGATAACCATTGATTGGGCTAACGGCACCAGTGATGTACTCAGTGCCGCAGATGTTTGGCGATTGATATTTGATAGCAATAAACCTTGGATCCTATCAGCCAACGGAACTATTTTCAACAATGAACGCAAAGGGGTTATACCCGGCTTGCTAGAACGTTGGTATGCTGAACGACAAGAAATGCAGGCTAAAAAGAAAGAAGCAACTACAGATGAAGACAAAGCATTCTGGGACAAACGACAATTGGTTAAGAAAATTAATCTTAACAGCTTGTATGGTGCTATCTTAAATCCGGGCTGTCGTTTCTTTGACAAACGTATTGGGCAGTCAACTACACTTACTGGTCGGACTATCGCTCGACATATGGATGCATATATAAATGAATGTATCACGGGCAAATATGATCACGTAGGTGAAGCGATCATCTATGGTGACACTGACTCATGTTACTTCTCAGCTTGGCCAATGGTCAAGACTGATGTAGAAGCGGGTAAGATGGAATGGAACAAAGACATAGCAGTAGGTTTATATGACAGCATCGCTGATCAGGTCAATGAAAGTTTTCCACAGTTCTGTGAACGTGCTTTCCATACTCCGCGTCGACAAGGTGAATTGATCAAAGGTGGACGTGAACTAGTAGCACTCAAAGGCTTGTTTATCAAGAAAAAACGTTATGCCGTGTTGATCTATGACATGGAAGGTAAACGTTTAGACAGCCATGGTACTCCAGGCAAAGTAAAAGCCATGGGACTAGATTTAAAACGTAGTGATACTCCTAAAGTCATACAAGATTTCTTAAGTGAAATACTACTTGATGTGCTTACAGGTACTGGTAAAGAAGCAGTCATCGATAAAGTGCGTGAATTTAAATTGGCATTTACTGAAAGACCAGCTTGGGAGAAAGGTACACCTAAACGTGTTAACAACTTGACCAAGTATACTAAAGAAGAAGAACGCCTAGGCAAAGCCAACATGCCAGGACATGTACGTGCGGCAATGAATTGGAACAACTTAAAACGTATGATGGGCGATAACTATAGTATGGCTATCGTTGATGGTATGAAAACCATCGTATGTAAACTCAAAGATAATCCACTTGGATATACCAGTATCGGTTATCCGACTGATGAAACACATATACCCACATGGTTTAAAGAATTACCATTTGATCAAGATTCAATGGAAGCAGGCATAGTGGATCAAAAGGTAGAAAATCTCTTAGGTGTATTGGATTGGAAGATCGGTGAAAATACACAGATCGCCACAACATTTGACAATCTATTTACTTTTGAATAATGGCTACATTAAGCGAATTAGTAAAGTTTAGGAATGAACTGGCTGTTGCTATCAACAGCTTGTCTCTAGACGAGGTAATCGCTGAAAAAATACCATCAGTGGCTTCAGTACAGTTAGATAATCCAATAACACAAAGTGAAGGGATCACACCGATATTAGCTCGGTACCAAGACATAAACAAAGAAGTTAATAGTATCAAAGATTCATTGCGTGGAATAATAGACAATGTAGATGTTGAAATAACAAGTTCAGCTGATCAATTGATACATGATCCCGAACACCAAAGGACTTTTTCATTGGCTACTATCAATCTACAAAATAGATTAGATCATTTTGATACTAATCGTATTAAGGAAAGAGTCAGTAGTTACAATGATTGGCACTATCCTGGACTGCACATTTATCCTGACAGTAAAGAATGGGTAGATGTTATGGTAGCCTGCGATCCATTGTATCTCGTCAATCATGACATATCGTTATTAACAAACATGATCGGATCATACCCAGAAATATATCAAAGACGCCTGAGATTATATGATAACTTTAATCAACTGCCTAAGAATCAATTTGGATTTGTGCTGGCATGGAATTTTTTAAATTTCTTAACTTTTGATCAAATTGAACATTATCTCAGAACCGTTTGGGATTTATTACGTCCAGGTGGATTGTTTATATTCAACTATAATAACTGTGATCTAGATCGCATTGCCAAACTGTCTGAGTCACACTCAAAAAGTTATGCTAGTGGTCGTAGATTAAGATTATTGATCAACACTGTTGGGTATGAAACCGTTACATTTGAAGATAATCCAACCGATGATGAAGTGTTTACTCATATATGTTGGGCAGAAATACGTAAACCTGGCACATTACATACAGTTAAATTACAACAGGCGGCGGGTAAAATATTACCAAAATAAATTTATCAAACCACTTGAAAAACCTAAATAAACCATATACAATATATTATCAAGGAGAACTTTTATGCGTGATTACTTATTAGACATCGTTAAAAACACACAGGGTCTGGACATCGATCTAGTCAAAATTACAGGCACAGATTCAGAAACATCGATCGAAGCACTAGCTGAAGATCGTTCAGTTATCGTACAGGGGAAATTAAATGGTCCAGTACCAGAATTCATTGGCACATTTGGTATGCCTAATCTAGGCAAACTAAGCACTATCTTAAGTATTCCAGAATACAAAGATGATGCTAAGATTTCAATTACCAAACAAGACCGCAATGGTGAAAGCGTAGCAGTAGGTTTACATTTTGAAAATGCCGCTGGTGATTTTAAAAACGATTATCGTTTTATGAGCCAAGAGATCGTCAATGACAAACTTAAAACAGTCAAGATGCGTGCTGTAAATTGGAACGTAGAATTCCAACCAACTGTAGCTAATATCCAAAGATTAAAATTTATGGCAAGTGCCAACGCAGAAGAAGCGAATTTCACTGCTAAGACTAACAATGGTAACTTAGAATTATCGTTTGGTGATCATTCAAGTCACGCAGGTAATTTTGTATTCCAATCAGGAGTTAATGGTACATTAAGCAAAGGTTGGAGTTGGCCAGTGGTAGCAGTAAGCAATATTTTAAATCTAGCAGGTGATAAAACTGTTAAGATTTCAGATGAAGGTGCGGCACAGATCACTGTTGACACGGGATTAGCTACATATAACTTTATCTTACCAGCGCAAAGCAAGTAATGGATAAATGGGCACACCTAGGGCATGCTCTAGGTGAATGTTGGATTGACAACAACAAAAATATCGCTTTTGTTCACATTCCAAAAAATGCCAGCAGTTTTGTGAAAGGTTGTCTGCTCAGCACTGGAAAATTCACGCATAGCAGTAGTCTCGTCCAAGCTGACAGATATCTTGTTACACTACGTGATCCTTTAGAACGCTGGATCAGCGGTATCACTCAATTTATGAGTAATCCTATCAACCAACATTTGACTATAGAACAACTGACTGATCGTTGGACTTTTGACGATCACACTGAATTACAAACTTATTTCTTAAAAGGTATAGATTTAGAACAGTGTGATTTTATACGTGTTGATGATAATCTAAGAACCAATATCAAGTCTTGGATGGCAGTAAATGGTTATTATGTCACTGACATCGACCAAATACCAAATATCAATACTGGTGATCATCAAGCACAAAAACAATATGCCAATATCCTTGACTTTGACCAGGATTTAGTGTTAAAATTAACTGAACACTATGCGAAAGACTATGAATTAATTAACCGAGTAAAATTTTATGGAACGTGATAATCTAACAGCAAAACAACTAGACTATGCAGTATTCTTGCCTGCATTGAGTGGATTTTATGCTACTTATGTAGGCAAACAACGCTTTGATCAGTATGTAGATCCAGCACGTATTCCCTCAGACTTTGAAACAGGTATCGAAGGACTCAATTGGCTCAATCCAGATGCGGCATATTTTCCTTATCAATGGGCACTGTATTCAGCAGGTCACGCAGAACTTGATGTAAACAAACACAGTCCCAAAGAAGATATGGTCAGGAATAGAGATCGTAGTCGTAGCTTTATACTTGGTGACTCAGGTGGTTTCCAAATTGGTAAAGGTGTATGGGAAGGTGATTGGAAGAATCCTAACTGTCCTAAAGCACAGAAGAAACGTGAGCTAGTGTTGTCGTGGATGGATGCTTACATGGATCGAGGTATGATCTTAGATATTCCAGCTTGGGTAGCTCGTAGTCCAGCAGGTCGTGCTGCGACAGGCATCAACAGTTATATCGAAGCGGTACAAGGAACTTACATTAATAATGATTACTTCATGAAGAATCGTACAGGTGCTTGTAAGTTCTTAAACGTGCTACAAGGTGAGAATCACGCAGATGCAGATGACTGGTACGAGCGTATGAAGAAGTACTGTGATCCCAAGCAGTATGCGCAACCATTTGAAGGTTGGGCTATGGGTGGTCAGAACATGTGTGACGTACATTTGGTCTTACGTCGCCTAGTTGAATTACGTCATGATGGTCTTTTAGAAAAAGGCTTACATGATTGGATGCATTTTTTGGGCACAAGTAAACTAGAGTGGGCTTGTTTGTTAACAGACATCCAACGTGCTGTGCGTAAATATCACAATGAAAACTTTACTATCAGCTTTGACTGTGCTAGTCCGTTCTTAGCCAGTGCCAACGGACAGATCTATATCCAAACAGAAATCGCTGACAGAGAAAAATGGGTATATCGTATGGTACCTAGCGTCGATGATAAGAAATATTCTACAGACTCACGTCGTTTCCGTGATGCAGTCCTACAAGATAATCTATTCGCTAACTTTACAGACAGTCCTGTTAGTGCTAGAAGTTTAATCAAAGATATTTGTATCTATGCTCCTGGCGACCTAAATAAGATAGGTAAAGAAGGTAAGACGTCTTGGGATAGTTTCAGTTATGCTATCCAAATGGGGCATAATGTTTGGAGTCATATTACCGCAGTACAAGAAGCCAATCGCCAATATGACCTAGGACTAACTCCAAAGATGTTAGTACAAGAAACATTTAATCGTGTTTATTTTAAAGATGTAGTTGATAGTATATTCGCTACCAGTGACAAACAAACTGCGTTAAATATAATTGAAGACCATAGTAAATTCTGGATGTCAATCATTGGTACACGTGGTGCTACTGGTAAGAAAACTGTTAATGCGTCAACTATGTTTAACAACTTATTTGAAAGTGAAGAGGAAGAACACCCAGTTGATGACAGTGGGTTAGATGAAACTAACTTGAATCAACTTGAGGAATCACTATAATGTACGTTTACACTCCATTCCAATCATTTACGCCAGAACAGGAAAAGAAACTAAGAGAAAGCACTAGTACCAGTACCTGTTATGAAAATTTCTTGACTGATGAAGAATTCGCCTTTTGTAGAAAACTGGTAATGAATACTAAGAAATGGCCAGAACAAGGTCGTGTTGCCAAGTATTGGGGATTTAATTTTGAATCAGGACCAGGCCCATTATTGACATTCTTAAAAGATAAGATCACTGAGATTTTACCACGGTGGAAGCCAGACTTCTTGGCATTCCAAGAAGCTATCGAACCTTGGAAACTACATGCTGATATACGTTGGTATTCAGATAAGATTCCTTATAAAGTCATACTGATTCCCATGGATGTAGAACCCATGTCAGGACCAGTCGATATTGATCATTGGCCAGAAACATTTACCTATAGTTTCAAACAACGTAATTTCCTAAGTAGCTGGACGGAAGAAGAACGTCAACGCCCAGTAGGTGATCGTAATGATATGTCCACTTGGAGTCGTCCATATGATATGAGCCAAGTTGAAGACTTCGTACCTGGATATCATATACCTAAAGAAGAGTATGATGCTAACCTAAATCACATGCCTTATGATTGGTTTGAAGGTGTTACACTTGAGCAAAGGCACCAATGGAAGCCAAAGAGTTTATTCTATTGGGATAACACTCAATTGCATTGTGCAGATAACTTCCTAGGCAAAGGTATTAGAACTAAAAGATCATTAATGGTGTATACTATATTAGGAGACTAACATGAGCATGGCCAAACAAATATATTATCATAATCTTCGTAACGATGATCCAGACACTATCCGTAGTCATATTGGATATCTTACAGAACAACACAAACGTCTCAAAGAAGACGTCAAGCGTGGGCATAGCTATTTCTTAGATGATGCTGAACTTGGTAAAATGAAACAACAAAAACTGATCATCAAGCGTGAAATTGAAATATATAAAGAAAAGCTCAAGGAGATCACAGGTGAAGCGTGATTATGCTACAGGTGTAGAAGAACAAGTGACCATGTTCACGGGTGTAGAGATCGAGCGGACTCCTGCATATGGTATGAAAACCTTATTTGTAGTGGGTGTCCAACCCTTTGAAAAACTGATCGAACAAGCTGGCATCTACAACTGCACACACATCTACTTTGGTGCTAATCAGAGTTTTCCAAAATTACCTATGGGCAATATACCTTGGCGTCCGTGGGAAGAAATGATCATGCAGTGTTTGGCTGCAGACTTTTGGTGCACCTTGGATTTTGATGTAGCCTGCGTAGAAAATGTATTAGAAGGCCCGATGATTGAGCATCGACGTTTCATTCCACAGATTTCGGTAAAAATTCCATACTTGACACAACTTGGATATAATGCTACAATTAAGCTAGACGATAAAGATTTTGATGCATCAAATCCAGGTGTTTGGTGTCATCGCCTACGTGATTTAACAACAACCGAGAGCTTTACTGATTGGGATCAATATGGTAAAGATGAAATTATCAAGTGAATAAAACCCTAGCAGTTTGTGGTGATAGTTGGTTCGCATCTGATATCAAATACCCAGGTAAAAGTTTTGGTGAGATCCTTGCTGATCAAAATGGATTCAATCTATTGTCATTGGCCAGGGGTGGCTGTAGTAATTTTGCCATAGCATTACAAATTGATAAAGCCATTGAATTGAAAGTTGATTATGTGATCGTTGGTACTACCACACCAGATAGGATCGAAATACCCATGCAGATACAAGGATATGACAAGCTCAAAGGCCTATCAAACATACAGTATGCGCCTCACCCTGATCTAAGTAGCCAACATGCTTTTTTGGTTGATCCAACGATCATCAGTGAAAGTATGAGCAATCTAACCATTGACTCTGGCAACGCAGAGTTTTATAATTTAACTAGTGATCAAAAGGCTGCGTTAAAAGCCTATACAGTTAATTTATATGATGCTGGTGTGAAACAACAGATTGACACTTGGATAATCAGCGATGCCTGCAGGAGATTGACTGCAGCAACTATACCATTTTTAATCTGTATAGAAGCACTATTCAATGGTGAATACATAGCAGATTCATATTGGATACCAGAAAAAAATAAAGTAACAGTTGAGGATTTTAGTTTATGGAATAGACAGTTATCGACTGCTAGATTCCATTATGATCCTGATACAGATGGAATTATTATCGCAAACTATCTACAAAAAAGATTAGAGGAATTATCATGATATTAGAAGAACGCGAAAAGATAGATAGAATTATTAAGGCCGCACAAAAGAAAGTATGGGTCACCTTTCAGAAAGAAGGCATTCATTGCTTTCCGGCAGCCGCAACTGACCCTAAACTAAAAACAGGAGACGAATATGATGTTTCGTTTTTGGCTAGTCCTCATCGTCACATTTTCCATTTCAGGGTGTGCATCGATGTGTTCCACGACGACAGAGAGCTCGAGTTCATCCAATTCAAACGCTGGCTTGAGTCCTTGTATGTATCGGATAGGAACATTTTAGATTTAAATTATCGTAGCTGTGAAATGATCGCAGATGAACTGTATCTTAAAATAGCTGAAAAGTATCCCAATCGTGACGTTCACATTGAAGTCAGTGAAGATGGTGAAAATGGTTGTTATGTTGAATACAATCATACTCGCCCTTACCAATCAGTAAATGTCTAACATACTCTATGTAGGCCCCAGTTGGGCACATAGAAGCTATGATACCAACGAAGGTTCTGAACTTGACTACACCAATCTAGCACGTGAACTTGATTTAGATATCGTTGATCTATCACGTGTTGGTGCAGGCAACATGGAAATGTTAGAAAAAGTCAAAGGCTACACCGGTGATTATTTAGGTATCATATGGGTCTACGCTGAACCTGTGATTGATTTTACTAAACAAGAACAAGATCAATTTATCACGTCAGAGGATTGCGATAAACTAAGAGAAATTAAACATCAACAGATATTACAGGCCATAGCTGATTTAAACTGCCCTATAGCACTGATAGGTGCACATAGTGATGTTGGCTACTGTAATCATGCTAACATATCAATCATACATCCAAGCTGGCAGAGATTTTTAGCTATGTCTACAGGAACCAATATAGAATATGCCTGGGGTGCCGATGTAGCACATAGAATATTCTTAGAAGAATATAGAAATATTAAACCAAGTAAAAAACTAGTAAATATGATTATATCAACTTTCAAATCTTGGCGTGAAATGGAATCAAAAAATGTATTCAAATGGGTACATCCAAATCAAAATGGTAACAGTTTGTTTGCCAAAGCGATAGAAAAAGATTTGACCTCTTGGATCAATCGTGTTAAAATTAGTTAACTGTAACCACAATCACAAGGAGAAATACTGTGGCACAATCAGCATGGCTCAATAAATATCTAAGGATGAGCCCAGAAGTAAGACAAATATTCAACGACTTAGACGCATGGTGTAACTATTGCCGTTTCCGTATGATCAAGTATGATCCTGCTGATCTATACCGTAGTCCAGAGTATAAAGAATGGCAAGAGCGTCGTAAGAAAAGACAACAATGGCAGGCTCGTAATGGGACTGTTCGTAACAACAATTACAACAGAGGTCAATGATGACTGTATTTCTAGTTGATCTAGAAGCTGTTGAAACTAGATACACAGGTCAATGGAAAACCCATGTACCTGAACTTTTATCTTCACAAGGACACGATGTATATGTTATTGAAGGACCTACAGACATACCTGCCGCTACTACTCCCGGCGCTTTTCTTAATTTTGGTGGCACTAACATTTATAAAGCCCGCCAAGTTGAAGAGATGGGGCGTCTCTTTACCAGTGGCAACGTTAAGCAGGGTGATCATTTCTTGTTTACTGATGCTTGGCATCCTGGCATTATTAATCTTAAATACATGTCCGAGCTGTTGGGAATAAAGGTAACAATACACGCACTTTGGCACGCTGGTAGTTATGATCCACAGGACTTCTTAGGTAGATTGATTGGTGATGCACCTTGGGTACGTCATGCTGAAGCTAGTTTTTATCAAGCTATCGATCACAACTATTTCGCCACAGACTTCCATATAGACTTATTTGCTGAAACATTCAGTTACGTTAATAAAGGATCACCTAACACACTGTGGAAAAACAATCTATTAGAAAAGAAAAAGATCGTACGAACAGGATGGCCCATGGAATATATGCCAGAGATGTTTGAACCGTTTAAAGCTATCCCCAAACGTGATTTGATCATATTCCCACATAGACTAGCACCAGAGAAGCAAGTGGAAATATTCCGTGATCTTAAAGAGACTATGTATCAATATGAATTTATTGTCTGCCAGGATACGCCATTAAACAAGATACAATATCACATGCTGTTAGCATCAGCTAAAATAGTGTTTAGTGCTAATCTACAAGAAACACTGGGTATCAGCTGTTATGAAGGTGCGTTAGTTGGTGCAGTTCCGTTAGTTCCAGATAGACTGAGCTATAGTGAAATGTATGATGATGTATTTAAATATCCTAGTGAATGGACTGAATCATGGGACAGTTATATCAAACATAAAGATGGTTTGATGGCATTGATCGTTGCTCATATGGAAAACTATGAACAGAACTTACCTAAGATACAACAGCAAGCAGATAGTCTACACGACCATTTCTTTTCAGCAACTAACCTATTAGCTAATATTAAATAATGAGAATTTTTATCACAGGAACCAGCGGATTTATTGGATCACATCTGGTTAAAACGCTTGAAGACCGACATACCATATACAGCATGGAGTCTGATCTAGTAGACTTTGATGCTGTGCGTCAAGAACTGTTTGACTTTGATCCAGAAGTGATCGTGCATCTCGCGGCACGTACCGAAGTAGAAAAGAGTTTCTATGAACAGATCACGTTCAGCCAGATCAACTATGTAGGCAGTGTTAATTTAATCGATGCGGCTTGTAGTTTAAAGAATCTTAAAAACTTTGTATTTGCCAGCACCATGGAAGTCTATGGTTGGCAACCTGTCAGTGATGTGATCAAAAAGCAAGGTTACATCGACACGGTACCTGCATTTGATGAACACACTGTACCAAATCCCAATGCGCCATATGCTGTGGCCAAATATGGTGTTGAAAAATATCTAGAATATGCACGTAGATCATTTAACTTGCCTTTCTGTGCTATACGCCAGACCAATACCTATGGTCGCAAAGAAAATGACTTCTTTGTAGTAGAACAGATCATCATGCAGATGTTGACTAACCCTAGTGTGGCTAAACTAGGTTATGCTACTCCCTATAGAAACTTCTTGTATATCGATGATCTTATCGAACTTTGGTTATTGATAGTAGAAAATCCAGATCTAGTCAGTGGCGGTAATCTCTTTACTATCGGACCTAACAATGCTGTGCAGATCAAAGAACTGGCAAGGATCATAGCAGAAAAACTTAATTGGTCTGGCACTATAGAATGGGACGCTAAACCAGCACGTCCAGGTGAAATTTATATATTAAACAGCACACATGACCTAGTGACTAGAGTCACTGGATGGGCTCCTAAAGTCAGCTTAAACGATGGTCTAGATCAAACTATAGCCCATTGGAAAAAGGTATTAAATAAAGATAATAATGTATAATGTATACCTTTTTCAACCACAATATTCAGTAGAATTCCGCAAAGAAACCAATTATTGGTTACCATACAGTGCAGGATGCCTTTGGTCCTACGCCAGTCAATTTTCCGAAATCACAGAAAACTTTGATCTTAAAGAATTAATCTTTAAACGTGATCCACATCAAGCAGTATTAGATCGGCTAGACAACCCCAAACTATGTGGGTTTAGTTGTTACACATGGAATGAATACTATTGTATAGAACTGGCTAAGAAAATCAAACAGCACTGGCCTGATTGTATTATCGTATTTGGTGGGCCTCAAGCTGGTGAACGCATGTCCGGTTATGATTTCATTGACAGTGTAGTGTTAAGTGAAGGTGAACTAGCATTTACTGAATTGCTTAAGACCATAATCGCAGGTGAAACAATCAAATCTGTTTATCCACGCAGTAGACTGAAAGACCTTGACATCCCTAGTCCCTATATCACAGGTGTTTTTGACAAGATAGTCAATGAACATCCTGATGCTATTTGGGCCATGACACTAGAAACCAATCGTGGCTGTCCTTATGCCTGTACATTCTGTGATTGGGGTGGGTTAACTTACAGCAAAGTAGCTAAATTTAAACTAGGTCGTATCATCGATGAGATGTCTTGGGCTGCTAAGAATCGTGTGGCTTATATATTCAATGCAGATGCTAACTTTGGTATCTTTAAAGAACGTGATCTTGAAATAGCCAAGATCATACGACAGGCCGCTGACAACAGCAGGATCGAAACAGTTAATTTACAATATGCAAAGAACAGCACAGAAACTGTATTTGAAATAGCTCGTATCATGGGACCATTAAGCAGAGGTGTCACATTCAGTATGCAGAGCATGCATGATCTGACATTAGACGCTATCAAACGTAAGAATATGGAAACTAACAATATCAGCTATCTATTAGAGCTTAGCCGCAAATATGACATCAGTACCTACTCAGAATTGATCCTAGGATTGCCTGAAGAAACTAAAGAATCTTGGATCACAGGACTTAATCAACTATTAGAACTAGGACAACATCAAGCCATTGATGCTTGGTTATGCCAACTGTTTACCAACAGTGAATTGGCCACGGAAGAAAGCCGTAGGAAATATGAAATATCCACAGTCATGGTCAAAGACTATATGAGCCTTGGTAAGAATGATGAGGATATCCCTGAATCGATCGAAATCATTAACAGTACCAATACCATGACCACTGAAGAAATGATTGACTGTTATATGTACAGTTGGATGATCATACAGTTCCATACCATGGGCTATACACAGATCATAGCCAAGTATGCTAGAAACATCGCTGGTATCGCTTATAGAACATTCTATGATGAATTTTTTGATGCTGTCCAACAGGATCCTGTGTTTAAAGATCATTATACTGCTATGCGTTTTACAGTTAAAAATTATCTCTATTATGGCTTGTTAGGTAAAGACAGTGCAGGTGGTCATGCTCTACACGCAGGATCATATAAATTCATGTACGAACACAAACATCAGGCGGCTAGGTTGGCATTAAGTGTACTACAGACATTGACCAGCGATGTGACTACAGACCTATTAGACTTACAGAATTCATTTACTGTTGACGCTAATGCGACTTATCCTATTAGTTTACAAACTAATTACAATGTAGAAACAGGATCTAAAACACCTACCAACTATACAGCTACATCTCGAGTAGAAGGCAAATTAGAAGACTTTTATGCTCTTAGGAGACAGGGTAGGATTAAAAATCTATTGGTCACATCATGACAGCATTTAACAAAATAAAACAATTTGAAGACTATCTGAGTATATTCACAGGCGCACCGTATGTAGTCATGACTGACTGTTGTACGCATGCTCTTGAACTGTGTTTCCGCTATGATCAAGTACAAGAATGTCGTTTTACTCCTTATACTTATATCAGTATCCCCATGCTCATGCACAAATTAAATATACGCTATAGCTATGCAGGACACGACAAACAATGGATCGGTGAGTATCATTTCTTTGACACACGCATTTGGGACAGTGCCAGATTGCTTAAAGAAGGTATGTATCGCGCAGGGCAGATGCAGTGTCTAAGTTTTGGCTACGATAAACCATTGGCTATCGGTCATGGTGGTGCTATCTTGTTAGATGATGAAACAGCTTATAAGAAATTAATACGTCAGCGTTATGATGGGCGTGACCTATCAATCAGCCCCTGGGAAGAACAGCAGACATTTGAAATGGGATACCATTATCGCCCAACCCCAGAAGATGCTGAGCAGGGATTGGAAAAAATTGGCAGTATCGATCAAACGCCTAAATACAAACAGTACCCTGATCTCAGAGAAATAACTATAAAATGATACTTAAATCAACAAAACTTGACTATGACTTTGGCATATTTTTAAATGCAGACTATTCTACACATGAAGGTAGTTGTATCAAACATCAAGTCTATGAACTAACAGACATACATGAACAATATGGCGGATTCCCTGATAGCTATTGTTTTGAAAATACCAAGATCAATCAACTTTGGTGGTCTGAAGATCAGATCGACTATAAAACCATCGGTGATCAATTGGGCATTGATGTTGTTACTGTTAGCTCGATCAGACAACCACCCGGCTGTGTGATACCTTTACACAGAGATACATTCTATCAGATCAATAAACTCTATCCTGATCGCAAGGAAACTAAAGTGCGTGCTAACATCTATCTAGAAGATTGGGCATTAGGCCACTTTATACAATTCAACGACACAGTAGACACACACTGGCATCAAGGTCAAGGTTGGATCTGGGACAGCGAAATACTGCATCTTGGTGCTAATGCTGGTATGACCAACAAGCACACACTACAGATATCAGGATTCTTAAATGCGTAAGCTATGGGTGTTTGGCCATAGTTTCTGTTTGCCATTTAACTTAGAACACAAAGAACACTGTTGGGTAGATCTTTTAGCCCGTAGTCTCAACATACCATACAGTAATCTGTCAGAACCTGGTTCTGATAATCTTTTTATATATCATACTTATAGACAGGCCTTACCCGATATCAATTACAACGATCTAGTCATCATTGGGTGGAGCCACCCCAGCAGAAAATCATTTGTGCTAGACAGAGACAATCCAAAACATCTGGCGGTATGTGATCAAGGATTGATATACAAAACCAACACACAAGAATTTTTCCGTAGCAATAATCCGACTAATAAAGATGTGAACAATTGGTTGAATTTTAAACCCAAAGATCAAGGTTTGGCCTATTATGACATTTGGTTTAGAGATTACTACAGCGATCATGAACAAAGACTCAATTTCCAAAGCTATTCTGACAGCGTTGAATTGACCTGTCCGGGACGCTACATACCATTTTACTTCAGTGAAGAAAGCGTCAAAGGTATAGATTTACGTGAACCACATGCTGGGTTTATGACTGAATTCATTATTAAACATCAGATCACCCTTAGTTCCATAGACACACATATAAATGAGCAAGGACATGCTCTTTGGGCAGAACATCTACACAAATATATTTGACCTTGTTGAAATAAACCTATATAATATATACATATCCCAATCCACTGGGTTAACATCGGAGACATAAATGAGCAATAAAATCAGTGATATTATACTTGAACGTATCAGCAATGATGGTGCGAGATACTGGGCAGGTGATAATATATCAAAATATATCAAAAACGAAGAACGAGAACAGCTAGTAGACGAACTTACAGAAAAGTTTGAGGGTGTTCTAGACAGTTTAATCATCGATAGACATGAAGATCCAAATTCAAAAGGCACAGCACGTAGACTTGCCAAAATGTACTTGTATGAAATCATGGCAGGACGTTATGATCCAGCGCCAGATGCTACAGCTTTTCCAAATGATAGTGAGGACAGATATGAAGGTATGTTGGTTGTTAGAAGTGAGCTTCGCAGTATGTGTAGCCATCATCATCAACCTGTTGCTGGTGTCGCATATATTGGGATTATCGCTGCCCAAAAACTTATTGGACTTAGCAAATATACTCGTATTGCTCAATGGTGTAGTCGTCGTGGCACACTACAGGAAGAACTAGCCAATGACATAGCACGTGAAATAATGAAGGCCACAGGCAGTGAAAACGTAGCAGTCTACATACAAGCTACGCACGGTTGCTGTGAAAATCGTGGTATCATGGCACATAGTTCATTAACGCAGACTACAGTATTAAAAGGTGCGTTCAAAGATGATGGCAATACCAAGAAAGAATTCTTTGACAACATCAAACTACAACAGGAGTTTGCACCCAGATGATAGCTGAAGATTTAATATACCTTGGATTGGGCATGGTATTTGGTGCGATAATAATCGCCAATATGATGTCTGGTACCCAAGGCCGCTTAAAAAAGATTTGTAACATATATTTCGCAAGATTTTCAAACAAAGATATTGATAAGTTAGCTGTTATGTTTGATGACGATGTGTCATTACGTGATTGGGAAATATCAGCATCAGGTAAAGACAATGTCATCAAAGCTAATCAAAAGATATTTGACAGTGTAGACACTATACAAGTTACTCCATTAGTCATGTACAGTGAAGATGATGTCGTAGTCGCTGAATTAGAAATACTAGTAGACAATAAAGTAAAGCTCTACGTCACAGACGTTATCACATTCACTGGTGATAAGATTTCCAGCATCAGAGCATATAAAGGATAAACCATGCGTTGGTTAAAGAAGAAAATCTGTAGTTGGTTGGGCGTAGAACGTTTCGACGATTGGGCTACCATTGACGATGATCGAAGAGATACCCTTGTATCTGTCAGGGGGCGCAATGATGCACCTAACTTCTTCGAACGTAATCCAGAAACCAACTTCCGTATCTATAATGCCTCAGGTGGTATCATACTTGAAGTAGGACGCTGGGACAAAGTTCGCAGTGAGTGGACTACCAACATGCACATCATACACGACGATGAAGAAAATAAAACAGATAGTATCGCTAAAATAATGACTATGGAGTTGATGAGATGAAAAAATTATACGTAAGTGATCAAGAAATCAGAGAATATGTAAACAAGATCTCATTACAGATGTACAAGGACAATTGGCGTCCAGATTATATCGTAGGACTTACTCGTGGTGGACTTGTTCCCGCAGTATATATGAGTCATCTATTAGATATTCCTATGCATACGTTAAAAGTGGCTCTACGTGATAACGCAGACACTGAAAGCAACTGTTGGATGGCAGAAGATGCATTTGGCTATGTTGCGGCTACTAGCGTTCCACGCCCTAAAGATGAACCAACCACAGATCCTACATTACGCAAGAACATATTGATCTTAGACGATATCAACGATACAGGTGCCACACTAGATTGGATCATCGAAGATTGGCAAGGCGTCAATTTACCCAATGATCCAGCTTGGGCACAAGGTATCTGGAATGGTAGTGTTCGTTTTGCTGTGTTATTTGATAATCTAAGTAGCAAGTTTAGTCGCAAGATTGACTATAGTGCTGTAGAAATAAACAAAGCCGAAGAAGATGTTTGGATTGTTTATCCTTGGGAATTAGATTGAAATTATTAGAAAAACATGTTAAACTAATAGGATGGATCGCTAACATAGTGACCATCATTGGCGTCACACTTACAAGTTTTGACATATATCCACTTAATATTATTGTATTGAGTTTTGCCTGTTTGTTTTGGGTAATAACAGGAATGATATGGAAGAAACCAGAACTATGGACGCTTAATGCTATTATATTTTTAATTTATGTATACGGATTGATTATATGAGCAAAATTAAAGTTTCGGAGATATTTTATTCAGCACAGGGCGAAGGACGCTTCGTAGGTGTACCTAGTGTATTTTTAAGAACATTTGGTTGTAACTTTACCTGTGGCGGGTTTGGTATGCCTAGAGGTCAGGCCAGCAAGGAACGTGAAGGCATCAATGCCAAATTATACACACGCTATGAAGATTTGCCATTAGTATCCACAGGCTGTGACAGTTATGCATCATGGGATCCTAAATTTAAGAATCTCAGTCCAAGTTTAGAAACACACATCATCGTTGAAAAGATGTTGCTGTTGACTCCAACACAGAATTGGCAGTTGAAGAATGGTAATGATGTCCATTTGGTCATCACAGGTGGTGAGCCACTATTAGGTTGGCAACGTGTGTATCCAGAGTTATTACAGCATGAAAAGATGTACAATCTAAAGAACATTACATTTGAAACCAATGGTACCCAACCTTTGCATGATGATTTTGCTGCATTCCTTAAACTATGGAATCGTAGTGGACGTGAATTAACATTCTCAGTCAGTGCTAAACTAAGCCCCAGTGGTGAGTCATGGGCTGATGCTATCAAACCAATGATCGTTAAAAGCTATGAAAAGATTGGCACAGTATTCTTTAAATTCGTAGTTGAGCGACCAGAAAACTTTGAAGAAGTTGATCGTGCTGTCGCAGAATATCGCAAGGCAGGCGTCAAAGGTGTAGTCTACATCATGCCTGTAGGCGGTGTTGTTAGTGTTTACAACGGCAACAAGTTTAATGTAGCAGATGAAGCCATGCGTCGTGGTTATTACTATAGTCCAAGATTGCATGTAGATCTTTGGGGCAACAGTTGGGGAAAATAGTGGAACTACATAAAAGAACACTAGCAAGAACGCTGAGTTACAGAATTACAGCGATGTTAATTACTGCTATCTGGACAGGACTAGGTGATGCGATTGCTATCCACTTTGTGCTGGCCATTTGGCAATACGTATTAGAACGAGCATGGTTGAAAATTAAATGGGGAACTAAATGAGTTATTTGTTTACAAGTGAAAGTGTCAGTGAAGGACAT